GTATATTAATAGCAATGTTGCAATGTCCGGTATAGTTGCCGACATTGTTGAATATACTATTAAACATTCTATTGGCCCTTGCAAAATTGCATTTCCTACAGGTAATACACCCATAGAAATGTATGCCAACTTAGTATTACGGCCAATCAATTGGGAAAACACATATAGTTTTCAATTAGATGAATATGTGGGGCTACCAAACGGTCATCCCGAACTGTATACTCAATTTATGTATGAACATTTATATTCTAAAGTAAATATTAATCAATTGCATATATTTTCTCCACTGCTTAATATTAACTATGATAACATTATTAATACTCACGGTGGATTAGATTTAGCAATATTAGGATTGGGGCACAACGGACATATAGCCTTTAATGAACCGGGTTCGGAATTTAATTCAGTTACTCGGCAAATTGTGTTGGAAGAATCCACTAGAGTAAACAATAGTAAATGGTTTAAATCGTTAAATGAAGTTCCAACCACTGCGATGACAATGGGATTGTCTACTATAATGAGTGCTAGGCATATTGTATTAATGGTACAAGGTATTAATAAATTTACAATGCTTAAACAAGCACTATGGGGTAAAAGAACTGAACATATTCCATGTAGTGTACTTCAAACTCATTCTAATATTAAAGTATTATATTGTGATTAATTTGGTAATCTTGGTATTGAGTTTTTATTAAATCTGTGCTATAATGTCAAAAAATGTTTATATCATTAAAGGAATAGTGCAATGGCAAAATTAAAAGTAGCAGAACTGTTTTACAGTATTCAGGGAGAAGGTAGATACATGGGAGTGCCCAGTGTGTTTCTTCGCACATTTGGATGTAACTTTAAATGTGCAGGATTTGGTATGCCACGTGGCAAGCCAAGCCAAGAAGCAGAAGATATTGCACAAATTGCACACATGTTTAACAAATACAATGAGTTGCCTCTGGTAACTACCGGTTGTGACAGCTATGCCAGCTGGGATCCACGCTTTAAGGACTTTAGTCCCATGTTAACTACAGATGCTATTGTAGACCGCATCATGGAGATCATTCCATACAAGGAATGGCGTGACGAACATCTAGTGATCACAGGTGGTGAACCGTTGCTAGGTTGGCAACGTGCTTATCCAGACTTGCTTAATCATCCTAAAATGCAAAACTTGCAAGAAATTACATTTGAGACAAATGGTACTCAAAAATTAACGCCAGAATTCAAAGAATCTTTAATCAAATGGAAGATTACCAATCATCAATTGAATAGAGAAGTCACATTTAGTGTAAGTGCTAAACTTCCGTGTAGTGGTGAAAAGTGGGAGGAAGCTATTTTACCAGAGATTGTATGTGAATACGAACAAGTTGGCACAGCATATTTAAAATTTGTTGTTGCGACACAAGAAGATATTGCAGATCCAGAACGTGCTGTAGAAGAATTTAGAACAGCAGGATTTAAAGGACATGTATACTTGATGCCAGTGGGTGGTGTTGAAAGTGTTTATAATTTAAATGCAAAGAACGTAGCACTAGCGGCAATGAAACGTGGCTGGCGCTACAGTGACCGTTTACAAGTGCCGTTGTTTAAAAACGAATGGGGAACTTAAACAAGTGACCGAACAGTCAAATATCATTAAAGGACGCAACAGTTACGACAGCACTAGCACAGGAGCACTGATTCCATTCCTCAACAGGAATGTTACTCCATATGCTACAGAATCTAGTGGGCCCAAATTTGATTTGATTCCTATTACTGAACAGAAGGATCTAATGATCAATCATGCTAGGATGTATGCCCAGCAAGAGTATGATCGTATAATGACCTTGGTTCATGTACTAGAAGATCAAGCAATGCAGATTAAACGTAGACTGGAAATAACAGATGCAGTACACGGGGCAGAGTTTCAGTTTAAACTGGTAATGGGTAACTGCTACTGGTTAGTGTGGGAAAAGAGATTAGAGAAAATGTTATTAGTGCATAATGGCCCAGTAAATTGGAGCAGCGCAGCACCAGAAAATTACCAGTATGTAGCACAAGTAAAATACATGGGCGACCATACTTGGATGGAAATAAAAGAGGATTGATATGGGATTATTTGATAAACTATTTGGCAAAAAGTCAGTTGACGCAGTTTTATACCCACCGTCACCAATACTCAAGGTGGCCAAGCCACGCCAACCACGCAAGCCAAAAGAGCCTGTAATAGTGCCAGCAATACCTGTAACATCTGCCAAAGAAGAAGCCACCTTGCGCGGCGATCCTTGGGTGGGTGTAATCAGCGTTGAGCTAGATGCAGAGAATGTGGGCAATGGTGCATTTGAGCTAGATTGGAATGACAAGTTCCTAGCGCAGCTGGTACGTGCTGGCTTCCAAAGAAAGCCAAATGAGCCCGAAAGTGTCATTATCGACCGTTGGTTCCAGGAGGTTTGCCGTAATGTAATTATGGAAAACTTTGAGCAATTTGAAGCCAATCTTCCCAAAGATGCCAGGGCTATACAGCGCAAAGATTTGGGCGACGGTAGAGCAGAAATAGGTTGACACAGGTAGAGTAATATGCTATTATTACTAAATGAAATACCTACTTGTAGACACTGCTAACACATTCTTTCGCGCACGACATAGTGCAAGCCGACAGAGCGATACCTGGGATCGTCTAGGTTTTGCCATGCATGTCACACTAGCCAGCGTCAACAAAGCCTGGCGTGATCAGGGTGCAGATCACGTGGTATTCTGTTTAGAGGGTCGAAGCTGGCGCAAAGACTTCTATGAGCCCTACAAGAAAAATCGTTCAGTTGCTCGTGCAGCACTAACAGAAAAAGAAGCTGAAGAAGATCGACTGTTTTGGGAGAGCTTTGATGCTCTAAAACAATTCCTTGCAGAAAAAACTAACTGTACAGTATTACAACATCCGCAATTAGAAGCAGATGATTTAATTGCAGGTTGGATACAAAGCCATCCAGATGATGAGCATGTGATTGTCAGCAGCGATACAGACTTCTACCAATTGCTGGCCGCCAATGTACGCCAGTACAACGGTATTGCAGATGAATTGCATACCTTAGAAGGAATCCTTGATAAAAAGGGTCGCCCGGTCATTGACAAGAAAACTAAAGAACCTAAACGTATTCCTGATCCCAGCTGGATCTTATTTGAGAAGTGCATGCGCGGAGATCCTACCGACAATGTATTCTCTGCTTATCCGGGGGTGCGTACCAAAGGCAGTAGGAACAAAGTAGGTTTAGAAGAAGCCTACGCCGACCGTACAAGCCAAGGATTTGCGTGGAACAATCTCATGCTCCAGCGTTGGTCAGATCACAATGGGGTTGAACACAAGGTGTTAGATGACTACCATCGCAATTGTGTGTTGGTAGATCTTACTGCACAGCCAGACAATGTTAAGTTAAAGATTGCTGAGACTATTGCCACAGGTAGTGCCACATTGAACCGTCCCATGATTGGTGCTCATTTTTTAAAGTTTTGTGGCAAGTACGAGCTGAATCGCCTAAGCGACCAGGCTCAGAGTTTTGCAGAATTTCTATCAGCTAGCTATCCAGAAAGTGTAACCAAATGAACAACGAAATCACAACAGAAATGCTGGACCGCAAGATAGAATGGTGTGAACAAAACGCATTTTGGAAATCACCAAATTGCATTCAAACCATGCGAGATTTTTACTTTGAGCAGACCAGAGAATCAGTCACTGACGAATGGTCACAAGGTGTCACAATAGCCGAACTTGAACAACGGTTGAATCTAGTGAGTGTCAGTTACCGGATATATTATTCTAAAGATAAACTTACTCGTCGACTGTTTGTGTTTAGACCAAGCTGCACCTCTTTAGAAATGGACACCATGTTAGACATGGATTTTGTAGTTGCACAGGATGGCGACTCCGACAACATCCCCGATCAACCTGTAGAGGAAGTGAAAGAATGAATGAAAAATTAGATGAACTATTGTGCCAGCGGTATCCAAAGATGATGGTCAATCGAGAAAAGTCCATGATGGAAACCTGTATGTGTTGGGGCTTTGAATGTGGTGATGGTTGGTTCAATAT